TAGTTTCTTGTGGTATCCCATTGTTCTACTAATCCAGCTGATCTTGATGTGACTTCTAGTGACCAAGGTAGTGTAGTGTCAGTAACAGTAAATACTGCATCGCCTCCAGCGATACCAGCACTTGCTGATGATGTGATGTTAGAGCCGTTCCAAGTTTTCACTTCGGCCCCAAAAACTTGACGCTGTTCTACTTCGGTTATAGTCTGTGTGGTTGTGGTCGTTGAGTTCATCGACCCTGTGGTAAACTGAGGCGTGACAGTATTAGCATATGCACCTGCAGGTAGCAGTAGCATAGCAATAAGTAATTTTCTCATGTTTTTGGTTTGTCTTTGTTTGCCATAGGACATACAGGAGGTTTGCTTCCACCATTCTTACCAGTAGTAAGACCAAATGTAGCTAGTGCTCCTGTAAAAACGCTGGCTACAAAAGTAATGTCAGAGTTACCAGATTTCTTAACCATAGGTATATCTACATAGTTCATGGTAATGATAAATCCAGACCATACTACTACACCTAATCTTACAAAAGTGCCTAGTATTTCTATTTGATGTTCTTTATCTTCTACAACATCTTTTATCTTTTTTGTGAAACTTCTTGGTTGTCCTTTGATGACTTTTTCTTCTTCCATTTATCAACTTTACCTTGTATAAACTTTTGTAGTTTTTTCTTTATGGTGTCAAAAAACGGTTGAGCAAACGTAGTCACAGCTACGGCAGATACCGCTGCATAGCTTGCAGCCACAACTACCTCTGTGGTAGGTAATGGTACATCTATGTTAATCATTGGTATATTTATGCTCGGTGCTGGTTGTTCCGTAGTTTCTGTAGCCTCTGGTTCTGTACCCTCTGGCTCTCTAAGATCGCTAGGAGGTACTACCAAAGGTACATAACTAGGAACGTCAGCAGTGGGTAGCGGTATAGATATGGTTTCTATTTTTTCTACGCTGGGGATCTTGATTCTTGGTAAGCCTTCCATGCGTCTTTTACTTCTTGTGTCCAAACCACATTACAAACAGTTTGAACTTCTGTTGGTTCTTTTGTTATATCTGTATCTGGATGTAGTACATATCTTTCATAAGATCTTGCATTAGGAATTTCAACACCATCTCTTTTAATAACAGTTGCCTTACGAACTTGTACGTTTTTATATTTACCAACAATTTCTATCTTGTCGTATTCTATAGATTCGCTTAATGCCATTAGGATTAATCTCCGATTAAAACAGGTTTAGGCTTAGTTTTAAGACGTAGCTCGGTCTAAGATGCTTTATATACACCAGCACCATAAATATACATATTGCTTGAATTATTTTTAATTGCGTTCCAGCTATTATTATCACGATAAAATTCAATATATGTGCTATTTGTAGAGATCATACCTGACTGATTTTGATTATTTTGAAAACAATTTGTATAACACATACCAAAAGCACCTTGTTCAGTACAAGTATAAGGTAATCCGCTTATAAGAGCGTAGTTAGCGTTTTGTACTTCCCAAGAGTGCCAATCTAAATCAAAGTAAACCATATCGCCTATTTTTGTATATGTTGCTCTTTTAGTTCCATTACTTGTCATAGTTGTAGCATACCAAGCACCGTTGTAATAATACATAACAAATGGAGTCCAAGTACCTTCTTCATAGTCGTCAAGCAACTCGCTTGTACCTGAATTAGAAGTAGCACTAAAATCAATACCTTTTCCAGCTGTACCTATAACTAAGTTTCCAGTGCTAACAGTTACATCTTCATTTACAACTAATCTAGTACCATTAGCCTGAGCACATACTAAAGCATCTCTACCAACAGCACCACCATTATTGTAAATACGAACACCATCTCCGTAAGTATTGTAATTTGTTATGTTTAAGGCTGCGTGTTGACTATTAGTTTTTATCATTGCAACACCATATTCACTACCACTGGTAGGAACTGTAGTATCACTTATACTAAATAAATCAGCTTGACCTGATGTACCTTTTATTGCGACCTTAGACTCAGGACTTGATGATCCTATACCTATATTTCCAATGTCTGTACCATGAGTTTTAACTACTAAACGTTCAGTACCACCAGAGTCTTTGATACTAATATGGTCTTGTCCACCACCACTACCAGAAATATGGCCACCAATATTTGCAACAGCATAACCAGAACCTGATACTAAAATATTATTAGAGTTGTCAAAAATTAGAGTAGATTCACCATTTAAAGTATCAGTAGTTCCAGTACAAGTAATTAATCTGTGGTCTGCTTGGTTGTTTATTGTTGTACCAGAAGGGATAGATTCAAACGAAGGGGACGCATTATTGTTAGCTCGTAAAAACTTACCATTATTACTACCATTACCTGCTGGTAATTTGTCTAATGTAACTGCACTACCTGCAATTTTAGCTGAAGTTATTGCACCATCAGCAATTTTAGCTGTTGTTACTCCATTTCCTATTCCAGTTGAGTCAGCTATTTTAGATGTAGTAACTGCACCATCAACTATTTTACCATTAGTAACTGCATTATTAGCTATAGTCAAAGACGTAGATCCAGTTACATCACCAGTATGTGTAGCGTTGGTAGTCTTGGCTGTGTTTGCTGCTATAGCTGCTACAACAGAGTTAGCTAACTTGTCGTTGTTTACGGCATCATCAGCAAGTTTTGCTGTGCTTATACTACCGTCAGCAACAGAGCCAGCTATATTAAACTGACCAGCCATACTTGCATGACTACTACACTGATAGTACAGTATGTCAGGAGAGTCGTGAGGTACAGTAAATACTATCTCTGTACCGTTACCGCCTCCATTGTTTGTAACTCCTGTGTTATACGCATCGTTAGTTCCACCATTAGCTATGCTAGTTTTGATGTAGAACGGATGTCCACCAGAGTTATTTTGAAATATGTATGTCTGCCCTCTAGTTAGGTATATAGTAGGATCATTTACCGTGCCAGTTAGACCTGGGCCAGTAAACGTATAGTCGCTAGTGCCATTAGCACCTAAGACCCACCTAAGAGAATCCTCTACACCTGTTGAGGCTATTTTAGTTAATGTCATTCTGGTTTAGGATATTTTTTCTTAACTGGATCGACTATGTCCGTTTTCCATTTGTCTATACCGTTGTGATATATGTAATCAAGCTGTGTACCCCAGTCTGGATACTCAGCTGCTCTGTTTCTTTGATAACGTTTACTGTTATACTCTGCTTGTAGTTTGCTTTGCTCTGCTTTAAGTGCAGCTTCAGTTGGTTTTGGTCTAGAATCAAGCCACTCTAAACCACTATATTCAGTACCTCTTAAAGTGTATATTGCATTAGGCAATAAAGAAGCTGCTGCATCACCAAGACTAAATTTAAAATCATCCATTAAACTGCAATCTCCATTAATATTAACCTAGTTAGACTACCCATGTATTGACTAGGTGATCTGTTTACATACAAACTATATCCACCAGTTCCAACTTGATTAAAAACTATTTTATAAGTTACTTGGCTTGTTGTATTAGGATGATCTATGTGCATCAAAGAGACTTCCCCATATGATGCGTTACCGTTACTACCATAGTTATTGTTATCAAAGGACGCTGCGGATACATAGTTTACAGTTTGACCATCTGAACCAACTGTTAGTCTTGAACTATCTCTATAAAGATGTACACCACAATGTTGAACATTACTCATACACCCAGTCATGCCAAATATAATAATATAGTTAGAAGTAGATTTAGGTGTAATAGCTTTAGCTAAAACGTCAAGATTCTGTGCAGTACTTTGTATAGATGTTCTTAACTCTGCGGTTTCCATTTGTACTATTCTTCCAGCACCAGAGTTAGAACCATCCCCGTAATAAATAGCCATTATGATACCTCCGTTAAATTAAATTTATACTTTTTACCAGAACGGTTATTTTTTAAGAACAAGTCTGATTCTCCTTCTTGGATTGTCCAGTCACCCCAAGTATTATCAACATCGTTAGATGAACCTTCGTTAGATAAATGAAGGTCATTGGTGTAAACGTTTCTCCAACGAGAACCAGATGAACCTAAATCTAACGAGTTATTAGCATTTGGTAATACATGGTTATTAAATTCAATACTGGCACTGTGAAATTTTATAAAGTGACCACCTGACGCATCAGAGTAAATGGTTGGTGTTCCATCACTCCAAGTACCCACAAAGGCATCTCTGTTTCCATCTCTTCCGTAGAAACCGATATAACTCCAATCGTCAGCATTATTTGATGGAACAGCTAACCTTAATCTTTCATCAGTGTCTGCTTGACAACGTAGTTGACCGTTAATATGACTTATATCTGCTCCGGCAGTACTCAAACCTCCTGTAACAGTGACTCCCGCACTGGTTGTCTCAAACTTTTTACTGTTGTTGTGATATAGTTCTACGGCTCCGTCAGATTTAAATTTAGCTAAAGTTTCTTTGCTTGATGCAGTTGAATCTGTAGTGTTTCCATATAAAACAATATCACCACCTGTGTACATACCAAGTTCATCTGCTGCCATACCAAAGCCAGCTTTCCAACCACTATCGTTGTGTAAAACAATTTTATTTGGCCCTTGAGCATTTTGGTTATAACTAGCATCAAATACTATTTTTTCCCATGCGTCATTGTCCCAGTTTGTGTTTACGTTAGTGCCAGCACCTTGTAGTAAAGCGTTGTTGCCATTAAAATCTAAGTCACCGCCTAGCTGTGGTGATGTGTCAGATACAACGTCAGTAGTAATGTTACCAACTGTTGTGTTAAGAGCAGCTATATCTACACCGTCAACTGTTCCTGATACTGTGATGTTTCCTGTTACGTCAAGACCAGAACTAACGTCTAGGTTTCCACTAAACACACCAGTTCCATTATTTAGTATTCTAAATCTAGTTGCACCATTAGTATCATCGTAAATTGTATATGCACCATTATTGTTTATGATGGAATAATCAGAATTACTATCTGTATCAGTTAAAAATATACGAGGATAAGAATTTTCAATTTTTATACCATTAGTACCATTTACAATAACATTGCCTGTAAACTCACCCCCTGCACCAGTTATAGTCTGAGCTCCAAATACTGGAGAAATCTTTGTACCAGCTATTGCTGCACTTGCGTTTATGTCAGCGTTGACAATAGTCCCATCTACTATATGTGCAGATGTTACTGAACTATCAGCTATCTTATTTCCGTTAACTGCATCGTCTGCAATCTTAGAATTTATAACTGATCCGTTTTGTAGTATGGCTGATGTAACTGTGTTGTCACTTGGTGTACCTATTCCGACTGTTGATCCGATAACAGTAACGAACATACTAGCACCGTTAGCAGGGGCAGACCCAAAGATAATGTCGTTGCCAACAAGAACGAATCCCTCGCTTGGCTGGCTCGATCCAGCGTTAGGTTTTTGAATGACTCCATCGACACTAACAAGAAGTTGCTGTGCATCAGTTGGTGCATTGCTAATTGTAAATCTATAAGCTGTTCCATTTGCTGTTGCACTGCCTCCACCTGTACTAGATGAGCTAGATATTGTAGATATAAAAAAGTTACCAATCGCAGATGACTCTTCCCAAGCAGAGTTCTGACTAGAGTAAACCATAAGTTTACTGTTAGTTGTGTCGTACCATAAGTCACCACCGTCTAAAGAAGATGTAGGTGCAGAGGCTGACACTCTGTATCTGTTTGAGAATGAGTTAACTGTCGCACTAATAGCCTGTATATCGGCTGCACTAGCTAACTGTTTGTGAAATGTATATGTGTGTAATGTTGATGTTGTTTGTACCTGTAAACCGCTGCTTGCTGGTAATGTCTGACTATGCAATGAGCTAGGAAATCCAGTTATAGTTACAGTGTTACCTGTACCAGCACCGTTTGTTATAGTTGCTACACCACTACTATTAACTGCAAGACCGCTTGCAAGCTGTGATATAGATACAACTGTACCAGCATTGTTACTTGGGTCAGGGTTAGCTGTAGGAAAGCTAGTCTCGTTTGCTATAGCTACAAAACCACCAAGAGCGTTTGTTACAGACAATACAAGATCGTTTACAGCCTTAGATGTAGGTATACGTGTGTCACTGTTTGTAGTAACAGAAGTTTCAAGTGTTATACCGTCAAGCTGGTTTAGTTCTGCCGTAGAAGCTGTAAGAGCTGTGCTATCAGCTAAAACTGAAGCTGTACCAGACTGCATACCAGCTAGTGTTGTAAGCTCACCGTCAGCTATCTTGTCAGTTGTAACTGAGTTAGCAGCTAGTGCAGCTGATAAAATTTCACCGTCAGCTATTTTATCTCTAGTAATAGCATCGTTGTTTATCTTAGCTGTAGTAATATTATTATCAGGTATTTTTGTTGTAGTAACAGCGTTGTCAGCTATTTTATCAGTTGTAACAGCGTTGTTTTTTATATGGTTAGTGCCTACTGCTCTTAAATTATTATCAGACGAAGAATTAGATAATTCTCCATCTCCAATAGCATTAGAAGCTATTTGAGCTGCTGTTATTGTGTCATTTTCAATCTTAGTAGCAGTTATAACTCGAGTGCCAAGCTGTGCTGTACTAACTGCACTATCTGCTATTTTGTCGTTAGTAACTGCATCATTTGCTATTTTCGCAGTTGTTACCGACCCATCTGCTATATCTCCAGTAACTATAGTACCGTCTGCTAGTTTTGCAGAGGTAATAGCACTGTCAGCTATGTCTGCTGTAGCTATACTGCCATCTATAATTTTAGCACTGGTAACAAATGGTTGTGCTACACCATCAATAGTAGGTTGTACGCCACCAAATATAGATCCTTCTAAATCTAGTGCTTTGTTTCTAGCATCCTGTGCTGTAAAGTTAGATTCAGTAGATGAGTTGTTTAAATCTGTAGCTCTTATTGTACTACCACTAGCAAAGCTAGTATATGCACTGTCTGCATCTCTTGTTCTACGCTCACAAAAAACTACTGCTCCTTGAGGTAGTGCAGAGTTAAATGTAATTGTATTGTTATCGCTGGATAGTGTGTAGTTGTATAAAGTTGTACCTGCTGAAACTGCAGGAAAGTATAATCCGTCTGTGTTGTTCACCTGTGGGTGACTAGACTGTGCAGTACTACCAGTAGACTGGCGTAGCTGTAGCACTCTAGTACCACCCGACAATGTGACATAAACATCTAGATCATCTTGGTTATTCAGTTGTATACTGACAGGACTAAATACTGTTGTAGTAGCATTAGTCGTGGCAGGAAAAGTTTTTTTAGTTGTAACTGCCATTGATAATCAATGTTATTTTGGTAAATTTAATAATTTATCTATTTCATCATATCTGCCTCTACCACCTAAGTTCTTCTTAGTTTGGGCTTCTTTTAGTTTATCTTCAAACGTAGGATTTTCTCCTACCATCTTTAGGTACGCTTCTCTCCTAGCTTTTCTAAATGCCTTTTGTACCATCTTATAAAACTCTTGATCTTCTACTCTATATCCATTACGTCTACGTAACTGTAGTCTCTTAAACTCTGCAAACCCATCCTTAAACTGTTTAGAAGCAAATACTTTTTCTAAGTCTGAACGTAGGCTACTCATAGAAATATACTTTTGCATCATAGATCTTTCCTTAGATGTAAGGCGTAGACCTTTGTATGTTTTAGTAACTTCTGGTAAGTTGTAACCCATTTCATATAAGGTTGTTTTTACAGGATCCCCAGATGTGTTTGTAATAGCTACAGGTGACAAAAAGTTAAATGCACGTAACAATGGCTGACTTCCTGGCGGTTCAAACTTTACACCAGATCTATCTTTTGCCAACATGTCATACTTAGGAGGTACTAACGATTTAAACAAAGCGTCACGTCTTACTAGCATTTCTAGTATACCGTTAGCTTCTTTTTGGTTAGCATCTAGTAAATCACCAATACTACCAATCAAACCTGAGTATGGTAATATTGAACGAGTTGACTTAGCTAGTAGTCTACCACCTTTGTTAGCTAGACCTTCGGGGTCTAACACTGAGGCTAAGTCATCAACACCCGCAAGCATAGACTTATCTACTATTGCAGCAGCTGCCATAAATGTTAAAGTTTCTAGTAGCTCTGTTTTTATATCTTCGTCTAAAGCATGCTGGTAATTAAATACATTAGCTGCTGTTGCAATGATTGAGTTAAATGGTTCTACATCTCTGTAAGACACTAAGACATTACCAATACGCATTGTATGTGGTTTTATACCTTCTTGTCTCCAAAGATCTCTCATTTCTTTATCACGAGGTAAGTCACCATATATATTACCCATTGCAGCTCCAATACTAGCCATAGCTACAATACTACTACCAACTGCTATTCTACCTTTCATCAAGGCTTGTTCAGCTGGTAAGTCAGCTGCGGTAAGACCATACTTCTCAATGTTCTGACCAGCCATGATGTCACGATACCTTTTACTAAATAGTTCTAAAGGTGTGTGTTGAGTAGTAAGACGTATAGCATTATAACCTGTTCTAACAAATGGAAAGAACAACATACCCACAGGGTTGTTTTGTAAAGTCTCAAATGCTTTCATCCAGCCTTCAACATCTCGTGTCATAGTAGCTTCTCTACCAGCCATTAACGCTGCTTGGTCAGTCACCACCATCATGTTACCGTCACCCATTTTAAAGATTTGATCTGCAAACCTTTGCTCTTGGGCTTTTGCATAGTCAGTCAACTGATCTAAAGGTATACCTTTTTCTACACCTTCCTGTGCAGCTCTAAGACGAGCTGTAAAGCGACCTATAACAGTTCTAGCTGCAGCATCACCTGCACCCATAATGTTTTGTGAGTAACGCATAAGAGGACTTGTGTTTAGATCAACAAGTGTATTTAGACCTCTATACATCATTTTTTCAGTTGGTGTACCAAACTCTTCAGCGTATGCACCTAATCGTTTAAAGTTTTGTAAATCTGTTGGTAAATCAAATCTACCTTGGTATGACATCTTTTTATTATGTACACCTTGTTTCCAGTTGTACTTAAATACTTTCCAACTTTCTGCGTATGCCTTACCAATAGAATCTATAGTTGCAGCTGCTACAGCCTGTTGTGCTCTGGCAGCAGGGCCACCAAACATAGCACCCGCATACATCATAAAAGGTCTTAGTACAGTAATTAAGTTAGTACCTACGACAGCTCTTATAGGTGTTTTAGGTGAACTAAGTATAGAGTTATAATATACAGAGGCTATTTCTCTCATGATTTGTGATGGTATCTTCTGACCATTAATCATACCGCCTAAACCTAGACGTGCTTTGAGATAGTTCTGTATCATAGATAATGACGTTACACGACCATCTGATATAGAATATATGTCAGCTAACATTTTGACTTGACGTTTGTTGCCATTCTTAATTAGCTCTTTCATATTTTGTGTAAATGTCTTTTCTTCTTCTATAATCTCTTTTAATTTTTTACCTAATTTTGCTTGGGCTGCTTGTGGAAATATACCTCTACCTTTCTGTACCTCTAACGCATTACCTGTCATGTATGCAACTTTCTTCATTTCGATCATACCAATCTGTAAATGGTCAAGTATGTCCATTGCTTGTTGCGTAGCGTTAGCACCTTTTGGTAATATTGTAACACCTGTAGCTATGTCAGACGCTTTCTTTAACATGTAGTGTGTAGCTAGTGTCATAGCGTTCTTCATTTGAGGTGTGATAGTTATAATCTTGTCACCGTCAAAATCCCAGAATATAAAGTTCTTACGTCCTGCTATATCACTAACGTCTAATGTTTTTGTACCAATATCTGCATTTAGATACCGTTTCAAAGCCTCCTGACCTTCTTTACCACCTATACCTATAATGTCAATAATTTCTTGAGCTGCAGCAATTTGCATCTCTCTTATTTCATTAAATGGCATAGCATTGTCAATCTGCCTAAATGCTTGCTCAGTAATATTGTCCATGATTTCTGTAGCAAACTTACGTAAGCCAGCATCATCATTAGTCATTCTACGTACATGAGCATTAGTAGACATGTTAGTAGATCCTACTGGTCTGCCATCACGTTTAAAGTTTTTAGTAGCCTCATTAACATACTCTGTATATGGGTTGTCAGTATCAGTTGATGCACGATAACTAGCTCTTTCGGTTTGACTAAACTTTTGAGGATTAACTTGTGGATCAGGTGTACGTAACCTGTTAGCTCGTTCCTGTTTAGCACTCATACCCTGTTCTGGTAGCCAAGGATCATTAGCAGCTCTACCTTTTCTAAATGCTAAGTCAAGATAATCTTGTAAGGTTACATCTTCTGTGCTTGTTTTACCTAACTCTAATTGATTTCCAGGATCCCAGTATATACGTACTTGATGCTTACGTTTACCTTTACCAGCATATAGACCGCCTTGATGAGTATATCCACCAAAACCTTCTTTTTCTAAATGAATTTGAATTATATCTAGTATACCTTCTGCATGCTCATATGAATACATATCATAATCATAATTAGCAATTTTTCTACTTTCTCTAATAAATTCACCAAGAGTTACATTTTCTCTACCTAAAGCTGCAAAGGTATCAACAACAACTGCAGCATCATCAGCCCTTAAACTACCATCTGGTAATGTACTGTCTTTGACATAATCATCTAATAACTTAAATAAACTTGGACTAATATCTTCATCAAGGTCATAAAACTTTACGTCTTGTTTTTGCCTTGTTTTATATACTAGCGGGTCAGTTAGTTCTGCTCTAGTTTTTTTAATATTTTTCTTTTTATATTTATTAGCAGTAATTATATCGTCTGTGGTGTAAAAACCGTACCCAAATAATCCTGGTTTAGCCTCACCATAAAATTTATCACCATCTAATGGCCCTTCTAATTTATCTATTTCACTAGCAGTACCATGATAGAATGTACCTTTACCACGAGTGTCAGCTATACGATTTTCTTCTTTTACGTTAAAGTCACCAAATACTTCATCTTTAACAGTAATGTCACCCTTTATTTTTTCACCTGCAAACAATCTTTGTACTTCTTCGTAGTCCTCTTCTTCTAAGTACTTTCTTAAATACAAATCTAAGTTGTCTACATCTTCAGACTTTTTAAAACCTTTACCCTCAGCATAAGCTCTGTCTGCCTCTCTTTTGGCATCTATCATGTCATCATAGTCATTCTTACGAATGTAGTTGTACATGACTCTATTACCTTCAGCGTTAGCTGTAGCTATAGCTTCATCATAAAAGTCTTTGATAACAAAGTTATCTCCTATAAGATCTTTAGATCTAGGTAAGAGTTTTTGATCTCCTGTACCTTCTAATAATTTTTGTTGTTCTATAAGTTCTTTTGCTTTTTTAGTAGCAGCAAACTTACCTTTTAGAAAACCTACTAAGGCATGTCCTACTAGGTTTACACCAGCTCCAGCTGCAACTGATTTTATTCTAGCAGCCCAAGGGTTATCTTCTTCATTTACAGACAACGCCTCACTAAATGGTATGATAGGTGCATACTGGTCTACAAGGTTGGCTATGTTGGCTTCTTCACTATCATTCATAATAAAGTCAGCCATACCACCCTCACTTGCTATCTTAGCAAACTTCTGTGCTTTAGGGCTTGTTAAAAACTGTATAGGTCTACTACCAGCCTTAAACCGCTGTGCAGCTCCTGCTAATTTTGTACCAGCACCTAGACCTTTCATAGCACCACTAGCAGCTATACCTGCCTTTGCAGCAGCTCCTGCCTTAGCAGTCAGTACCGCTAGAATACCAAACTCTGTCATACCCCGCATAAGTTTACCAAGACCTGTTTTTGTCTCAGGTGTAAACTGATCGGGTATATCTATCCAGTTACCTTTTTCGTATCTTTCACTAAAAGGGTTATCTTCTTCTCTTACACCAAAACCAAACAAGCTACCAGCTGCTAGACTAAGAGTGTCACCACTAAGGTCTAAGAATGATCCTATACTTTCTGCAGCGTCTACAGCACCTCCCAAGGGCACTGATACGATCTCTTGTAGAGCCCTGCCTGGGCCGTCAGCTATAAAGCCTTGGTCTTGTTCTTGTTGTTGTTTTTCAGCTTCTATTGCTTTGTCAAGTTTTCTCTCCTCAAGAAACTCTTTACCTAACTCATTAAGTTCTTCATACTGTTCGTCAGTTGGGTTTTCATATGAGGAGATTGGTCTGAAACTATCGCTCATGAGTCAAGTCCTAAATACTTTCTAAGGTTAGTCATAATGTATATATCTCTTTGTCTCCTAAGTTTATCTATATTTTTCTTAGTTGCATTTTCTAATCTGTCAGCATTTTGCTCATTCCACTCATCTCTCCATTGAAAAATAGGTGAATCTTGATATGCAATATCTTTGTTACCGTCATACTTTTCTTGAGCTATAAGCATGTTAACAAGGTTGTTGTAGTCAACTCTATCGGTTATTGGTGAGATAGCTGTACCATTTAGTATCTTTTGATTTACCCTGTTAAGGTTAGCCCACTTTCTAGTTTTATTATTCCATTTATCCCAAAGAGGATTATGTTTAAAAGTTTTACCAATACCAAAAGTACCTGCAACTTCAATTTCTTTAGGTGGTTCCATCTCTAATAATAACTTGTAAATAGATGTATTTCTGTCAAAATCTTTAAAGTTTACACCAGATGTCTCATCAATATCAAGTAAGTTTTCTAATACAATATTAGGTTCAAGATTATACTTCTCTTCAAACTTAGTTAAGTCTCTAGAGTTAGATACACTAAGACTATCTTTGTTATATTTACCAAGAAGTTTACTTGTATCACCTGAGTAGTAACCATCAAGCACATCAAAGGCATAGTCAGCCTTATCATTGTCTACATTGTCATATATACTACCTTCACCATAATCATTCATAGAACCTTCACCAAATCTCATACCAGTAGCTACCATAAGTATAGCTTGGTTCTTGTCATTGGTTTGACTAACTGCTTGTTTAAGTAAATGGTTAACTTGTAAACGATGTACCTTTTCACGTACAAGAGCATCATTTTCATACTCTGATACTTCAATACCTTCTCTTGCTAGTACTAAATCTAGATCACCTTCATATATAGGACTTTCAATGTTGACTACAATAGAGTTAGTAAGTGTGTTAAGATCAACAGCACCTAGTTCATCTATAGCTCTTGAAAAACCTTCAGCATCACTAGAAAACACCTTAGCTAAATGTTTGTATTTATCCTTTACAGCAGTATGTAATGCTTGTAGTTCTGGAGAAAAGTCTGATAATGGTATTTCATCTTCACCATGTTTAAGTCTCTGTAAATTTAAAACATCAATAGCTGTATATCCTGTTTCACTAAACTCTGCTATTTGCATAAGTGCTCTTGGTAACTTACTAATTTTATTAGTTCCTTCATCATACTTAGGTGTAAGTAAAGTACTATTTTTAGGTATAATAATCTCGTTTCTAATGTGATCTCCGTCAGGTGCATATTGCTGTAGTACATCTAGTTTGTTTCTAGCTGCTGTACCGTCTGCTAGTATGCTACCTATTTGTTCATTCTTAGCTAAAACAACAGGGTTCATTAACTGACTTGTAAAACCTTCTGCATCTGTAGCAAAAATACCTTGACCTGCTGTTGCTTCTCCAGCAGCTTGTGCTATAGCCTTTTGTAAAGCTACTTCTGGAGTATCACCATTAAGATAATTTGCACCAATTAATTTTGTTATATATGCTCTTGTACCATCTAAAGCTGCATTAATTTTAACACCATCTCCATTTTCAGTAAGACTTGTTTTAATTTTAGATGTAACAGTTTCATTTATACCAGAATCTTTTAATTCTTTATCTATTAATTTAGACCAGTTCTCCTTACCCATATCTGACCAGATATGATTTGGCTTATATTTATACCTGCCACCATTTTTTTTAGCATCGTCTAATATATCAATTCTAAATTGAGCATCTAATCCTAGTAAATCTTCATGTGTAACATAACCGTTTTTAGCAACTAACTCATTATACTTGTTACGAGATTCTTTATTGTTAAGTTCTGGTGGATCAAAAAATACCAGTTTTTGTATTATAGGTCTTAATTCGTCAGAGTCATAACGCTCTTCACTTAACATGCGTAAACCTATTTCTCTAATATCACCTTTAGTATGTGGAAGTCCAGTAGTTTCATTTATTACATTATCAGTATATAAACTTGTAGCTTTTTTAACTTCTAATGTAACTTCAGCTTTTAAACTCTCATCTATTTTATCTTGATTTAACCTAGTTTTGTTGTTGTGGTCAATTAGTAACTGGTCAAGATCTAAGTCTCCTGCCATCAAAGTTTCTAGATCACCAGTCATACCAGCCATTTCAAAACCAGTGTAACCTTTTAAAAACTCTACATACTCAGATGCTGTGTCTGGGTCAAGAGCAGATAAAGCACTCTTTATACCTTCAATAAGTCTTGTCTTGTTAGCCTTAAATCTACTAACAGTAGAACCAATCAAAGCCTCACTTCCAGGGCCATTGATTAGTAGGTCGTCAATAGAGTTTACAACAGCTAAAAGTTTAACATCAACGTACTTACCGTCTACCAACTCAACCTCTGGGCCAAAGTTTTCAGCTGCAGTAATTAGTTTATTTATTCTATCACTTTGTTCTGTTTCACCTTGTCTAGCTAACTCTTGCTTAAACTCTGCATTTCTAAACTCTGCTGTAGCCTTTACAACACTTGAAGTAAGGTAAGAGTTTCTAACTACATCTGCAGCACCAAACGGGTTGTTGTTTGCAATGTACTGATCTTCTATATAGTTTTCAATTTCTTCTTTATGATCTGAGTTTAGAATTGTATAATAATCATTTATTTTATACTCAGTCTTATCTTTAGTTATAAATGTACCTTCGTTGTTTTTTAACTCGTCAATAAGATGTGCTTTATAGCCTTGAGCTGCTTCCTGTAGTTGAGCTCTTACAAAACCCCAACGTACATTAGCACCCATTTTTCTAACATTAAGTGCTTTTAGTTTATCTCTTAGTGATATGTTTTCTTGGTTCTGTCTATCTAAAAACGCCTCCGTAGATTCGTTAATATTTTTAGACATAGAATTGACTTTTTCGTTTATCTCTTCTATCTGTTGTATGTTACCTTCTACCTCTGCTATAGCATCTGGATCTCCAGCTTCATACCTTCTGTATAGCTCTACACCCTGTTGACGCTTGGCATCAATGTAACCTTTACCTACAGTCTTAGCAGCTGTATCTAGAAAGTCATTTAATGTATCACTAAACTTAGATAGTTGTTGTAGTTGAAATTTGTCGTTACTGGTTTGTATACTGTCCTGTCTATCAAGTTCTCCTAGCTGATCCGTAGATGCAGCTTTGAACTCTTTAACAGTTTGTTTTCTTTGTGATTCTAACGCCTTAGCGTATTCTGCAAGATCATTACTATCTTTTTTGTTGTAAACTCTCTTGCTATATGATGAGTTGTTTGTACTCCCTGAGTAGGTCATAACCTTAGTTATTCTTTGTTAAACATGGATGAGAAATAATCTTCGCCACCTAAAGTTGTAGCTGCCCCTAGTCCAGTAGATATACCACTAAGTATTGGGCCAAGTGGAGAAGGTTTAGGTGGAGCCTTCTGTTCGATGGGTCGTTGTGTCATAAACGAAGCGGTTGGAGCTACATGAGCAGATGTAGATATAGCGTTATAAGCTGTTGTATTAGCTGCATAATGATCTAAGTCTAGACCAAACTGCTTGATACCATATGCCCTTGTTGCATCAAATATGGTTGCATCTAATTGTGCAGATGCCATACCGTATTCTCTTTCAATATCGTCAATAGTCAACATCATAGATTGACCAGCTTGTTGTCCACTAGCAAGTACACTTCCTTGTGCTTTTATAGCCTTAGCTAAGTTAGTTTGACTCTCAAACATTGTCTTGTTTACTTTTTCACGTAACTCTGCCTGAGCTGCTTCTGACGCTCTATTGTGTTCTATTTGGTTAATATTCTTTTGCTGATAGTATGCAGACCTTGCTGCAGCATCAGCTTGTAGTTGTGCTGTAAATACCTCACCTTTACGTTGATCGTTGTAAGCTGAGATAGTTATGTCGTTAATATATTTTTGTCGTGCCATCGCATTGCTACGATTTACGGCATCGACCTGAGCACGGTGTTGCCTATTCTGTTCTTGTATTCCAGTAATAGCTTGAGCACCACCGAGACCAATAGCTAAAGCTGCTACCGTACACATGGTTTTATAAATGTTATAAGAGGTACATTGTTATAGACATGGTAGTTGACAAAGGTGAAACCTAAAAGTTTTAGTAATTTTATATGTGATTCGTTTCGCATATCTGCTTGATTAAATAAATAAGGATTGAGTAAACTGTTTACCCAGCGTTTAGCTTCCTTCACAAATGTATGTGGATATTCTGTACTAGCATCAGTACATAGCATCCATATAACATTCTGTGGAGTCACTCCCGCCACTCCAGCAGCCTTGCCGTTGGGAACCTTAAAATATACAGAATATGCTGAATTATAGAAAGATTCAATTATCGAAGCCTCTGCACATAAACCAGAAGTCTCCTCTGCCTCACGCCTATCTTCATAGCGTAAGTTCAGACCTACACTTAGAGCTAACTCTGGTGTGCAAGTCTGAATATACTTACCTTCGTACATGTCGTCTATTATGGTATATGCCATCCCAGCTTCCTGAGATTATGGCAGTAGAAAAGGGGTCGGGTATTTGTATTTGTAGGGTATATTTTTCGTTCTTACGTTGTATTGGTACTCTTACACTTCGAGCTAACTCTGCAGGAGGCTCATCAAATACAGAAGAATTAGATAATATACCAGACTCAAATTGTACATAATCGTCTATATCTTTAGTAACATTACCATTAGCGTCTACATATGAGTAGGGTGATGTAAGATGAAACTCTATAGGGCCACCTACACCTAACTCAAAGTTGATACCATTTATACGTAAATCTCCGTCCACATCATAGACGTTTTGACCCACGTTTAGATAGTATGTTGGTAATTCAATAATACTTGTGTACTTATATCCTACAGCAACCTTGGCTGCACTATGTAAGTTAATATTATTAAATGTTACACTATTAGTTCCTACAGCATCAGCTGCCTTTACAACGCCAGCTATGGAGTTACCATCGCTATCGTTACCAGATAAACCAACCATAACTAAATTTGTAGTGTTAGCAGGTGTATATGGTATTGTAAGTACAGTTTTTTCTGGAGCTGTAGTTGTCTGAGCTGATCCAGCTACGTTTGTAGCTATAGTCATCATATCTAAATGTGCCTCAAACTGTCTTGCAGTTTTAAGAGGAGAACCTACATCACTAGCAGAACCACCTAGTACATATGCTCTATTACTGTTTGCATCTGTAACATACTCATATCTACATAGTTTATATGTATTATCATGTAGTGTAACTGCAAAGAAACTACCACCTGTATACAATGTATGCTGTGCTGTGCCTGTTAATGTCCAGCTATACCACGCTGATTGCTCACGTTTGTTACCTGCATTGTAGTATTTATAGTGATATACAGCATTATCTCCTTTTTTACTATAGCTGACAATACCTATAGCTGTAGAATTAGCAGATTTAGTTATATCTTTTGGTAAAAATTCTGGTACAACTCTTGTTTGTTCTATAATCTGGGGTGGTGTATCATCATCTATAATTGTAGCCTCAAATGCTCTAGCATATGCTGCTACGTTTGATGTAAATAGTATAGATGTACCTAGATCTACAGGTTGTATGGAAGAGTCACACTCGTAACTAGCTACCTTTTTTAACCTAGCAGTTTTAGGACTAAATATATCTGACTCTGTAAATAGTAAGAATTGACCATTATCACTAAACATCATCAAACCTTTTTGTATTGGTAAGACATGATTAATAAATGCTGGCTTGACATCAGATACTGTAATATCTATAGGGTTGTCATCACTAAAAGATATAGCAGATACTATAAAAAAGTTAAAATAACTTCCTGGCTGGCTCAGTATTATATTCTCTCCAGAAACAAAACCTAATCTATTTCTGTGAAAAAACATTTCTTGTATTTTATGACCAGTAAATGTAGGATAAGGATTAGATACGTCATCACCTACATCTCTATCTTTCCAGTAGTTATCATTATTAGCAGCGATTGCAGTAGCCTCATCTAACTTAACAAAACTAAATGTACCGTTACGGTTGTTTATTAAAGCATGTGGCATTGTTGCAGGGTCAAAACCTTTTAACATTGGGTCATTACCAGAACCATCAAAGTTGTGAGGTCGTACAGTTTCTTCGTAGCTACCTGCTCCAGACACACCATTATTAGCTTCAAACTTTACATAGTAATCGTCTGTTTCTAGGTCAGCTGCATTTGATATTTGAGCTACATAACCTTGCTTGTTCATAGCAGGTAGTCTAGTAATATCCTGTGCTCTCTGACCGATTACACTCATGTTCTCGTTTACAGCACCACCAAGAAAGTTTACACTACTTGCAGAGGATCCGTGCATATATAAACCACTACCAATTACTTCAGCTGTTACATTAGGTAACGAACTGTTAACAGAAGTTTTTAATCCATTAAGAATAGTAGCCATAGATATAGCACCGTTTTCTGGATTTTTAGGTGTCTTGTGATAGCCTATATTAGAGACATCTTGATATGTTGTGACTGGTTCAACAGCTTCAACGGATACACGATACTTTACTCCTTCTACAGTTACATCTACAAACAATCCCTCTGCTGTAGATTTGTTAGTTGATTTAATTAAACCACCATCTTTTAGTGTTACCGTAGCTGTATATCTAATATCGTAATCTTGCGTGTAACCTAAAAAATCAGAACTTGACGTACTGTTGCCATTAAAGTTTTCAATGTTAGCTGCAATATAACTAGCACCGTTTACTTGCAAACTTCCTTCAATATTTTCTGTAATATTTGAGCCACCTACTTGAGCACCTGTTGTATCAACCGCAGATCCTCCAGAAAATGACCAAGTTATAGTACCTGATTTAGCTTGGTTTTCATTACCACTTGTCCATGTAGAACCACTACCCAAAACAGCTGTTGCAACTGCAGTGGTTGGGTTACTACCACTAGGACTAGATAGAGATACTTGCGGTGCTGAAGTATACCCAGCTCCAGAATCAGTTATGTCAATTCTTTTAATTTTACCATCTTCAACAATGGCTTTTGCTGTAGCAACGCTAGTAAAACCACCACCTGTTAAAGTTACGGAAGGCTCAGAAGTATAACCATTACCTTGATTAGTAACATTTATTTCACTTACAACTCCTTGAACATCTACTTTTACAGAAGTAACTCTGAAAAATGTATTGGGTGTGGGAGCTGTACCATGATATAAAATATATTCAGTATTGTAAGCAACAGTATCCAGCCTAGCAAATGAGTAATCTCCATTGTTAATTGGTGCGTCTGTAGTTGCTGTAGATTTACCTACAACTTTATCTGGGTTAGCTATTATAGTATAGTCTTGGATTGTGGTAACTGCATAGGGTGATGTAGCTCCAGCTAAATATTGAAAAAGAGAATCTCCGCTAGAATTTGTCAAAGATTTTTCAGTACCATCAGCTAGATCCCATACCCGTATAGGCATACTACCACTGTTAGATGGAGTGATTTGTACAATATACTTTTCATCACCATCTCTAATTATGTCATACCAATGACCACTTGTATTTGCATTGGTAAGTGTTCCTACAAACTCTGCAGGAGGACGTTTCTTCAAACCAAATGTAACGTCTGGGACAGCGTTATCACATACTCTTAACTGTCCTGGAAATTTAATTTTATCTGGCTGTTGAGATACACCTCCTAGAAAGTTAGGAATACGTTGGTTGATTGCTGCCATTACATTCTTCTTAGTACTTTAAATGGTCTGTATACGGTGTTAGCATCTTGTTGATATTGGAAGTCACTAAAGATATTGTGGTCAGACTGTTGCATTTCATACTGCACTGCAGCTGCCCTTGCAGCAGCCTCGTCTGTTTCTAATAACTTAGCAGATGGTTGACTGTTTACCATACGGTTAGAGGCGATTCTGGACGCTCTAGTGGTAATATAATCTTTAAATGCTTGTGGTAGATCTTCAAAATCTAACATCCATATAATATCAAAATATAATTTACTACAATTTTCAAAGGTAAAGGTATGGTTCTTTTTATCATATACCTTCATTACACCATTGTCACTACGTCTAACCACATCATAATCTTTACCGTGTTCAAAGATATTTAGGTCTAGTTGTAGGACATTGTTTGGTATGATACACTGGTTGTTTGTATCGAGGTCTATAGGATACTGGTTCTCTGTGTTGTATGACCATCCCTCAGCTTGTATCTCACGGCAGACTTGCCTTAGAGTCTTTTGTGCTATAGCCACTTCGGGGCTCTGCACCGTTAATGTATTAACTGGGGTTTCTCCAACGCTCATCAGGATTGAATTTACAGCATCTAGTTCGGTAGACACTCCGTAAGATATTTGTGCCATATAAAAAAGGGGGGCGTGTGCCCCCGTATAAATGTATATATTATGAGAAAGCTGCTGGCTTTGTAGTTGTTCCTGCGAACAATTCTACACAAGCTGCTGGGTTCACATAATCTGCTCCCATAGCCATGCGTCCTAGGATGACATCGCCTTGGTATACCACTGAAACGTCTCCAGAAGTTACTTGAACTTGTGGGCCAATGGTTTCAACAACACCTGCAGCTTCTCTTTGGAAGATTAATCCGCATGTGTTTGCAAAGTTAGAGGCAGCACCGTAGTTTTGGCGTGGGCCATAGTTGTTACCTGTAACTGTTGTAGCTGTTTCGATTGATTCAGATACGAATGAACCTGTATTTCCAGGATCTACTGTATCAAGGTCAGTTGCAGCTGATGGGCTAGATGCAGGTGCATACTTAGTACCGTACTTGCTAAAGAATGGGACGTTCATTGATTTGTAGATTTGAATACCTGCAATTTCAATTACTCCGTTACCAGACTGAAGTGCTGTACCTTGTACGTCTCTGTTGATTAGACCGTTACTACCAGCTCCTTTTATAAGTTCGTAGTACTGTCTAGGGTTAAGTACGGCAACCCGACCATCATCAGATACTCCTTTTTCATCTAAAGCTGCTGCAGCTTCATAGAAAGCTGTAACTAAAGCTGAATCATCAAGAGCGTCATCAGCGTTAGAACCTGCTCCAACTCTGATTTGTGTACCACCTGGCTCGATGAAACCAGTTTTTGAGATAGGAGAAGCCTGTCTAGCACCCTTAGCAATAGCTCTAAAGATTAGTCTATCGTACTTTTGTGCAAGAGCATAACCGATCTTCTTAGAGATCTCTCCTCTCAATTCATAGTGTGCTAGTGTTTCATCTAGCTCATAAACAAAAGCCGAGCTGATTAATAGGTCATCGACTGTAATTGTTTTTTCAGCTACTGGAGGAGCTCCGTCAGAGTTTCCTAATATACTGTTTCCAGGAGTGTGGTATTCCGCACTTGTACGTCCAGTATAAATGAACTGTAAACTCTTTCCGTTTGTGAGTGTACGCTTCATAACGAGATCTCTTGCGATTGTCTCTCTTTGGAAGCCAGTAAACATCTCACCTGAGAACAACTTTAAATAGAGGTCTCTGTTGTTTGTTGCGTTCTGTGAAGAAGCATTACCAATCCTACCCAGAAAGGTTTGTGAGCTAGGATTGTTTGTTGACTGTTGTGCCATTATTTTGTAAGGTTATATGTATCGTCTCTAGATCTAGAATTATAGGAATCTTAATTGTATCAGCTAAGACTCAAAGCTGCCTGTGGTCTATCCCACCGTCTAGACGGCATTAGGTGTCTCCGTAGAGGCTAATACCAAATGTAGAGGGAGGCATTGCACCTCCCATGTCGCTTAACGAACTACTTTATGATAATGTAAATTTGGACGTTTCTCAGTCATATGCGTTTGAATGTGGCTTAATTCTAAAGCACCCATTATAAGAGCTAGACCGATTATACCGAACCAAATTGCTCGATCATTCATTTGATAATTTTGGTGTAAGCAACGCCACGATATACGTAAGTTACTGTCATGGTAAACTCCCATATACCAAAGCCCCGTTCCATGCTTTGGTGTCATGCGTCCCGAAGGATGAACGGACGTGGCGTTTGTGGATTATAAAATTCCAGGAATTATTTGTCCTGTTGTTAGGTATGTACCTACAGCTATAACAAAACCTAGCATTGCTAGTCTGCCATTTAGCTCTTCAGCTACATGCCATTTGTCGCCTTCGTGGTTGTGGTGTGTCATTTTCTTCGTTTGTGGTTGTAGTTAATTCTTTTAGAACTTGTTTTAGATTTTTTAAATCTTGCTTTTTCACCCCCAGACATCTCCTTAGTAGTCTTAGGTGTTTTGGATGAGACTCTGCGAGATGGACGACAAGCGGGGTAGCCTTTACGCTTTTCGCCTTTCTGTCTGCCACATGGCTTACCAGTTTTTACGTCCACCCACTTCTCTTTAAACCATCTTCTTAAACTCATCTCTTTCCTCTAGTATATCCTTTAGCGGTCTTTCTTTTACCACCAGATTTTACTTGTCCTTTACATACCTTTACACCATACGCATTAGCATATGCTGAGGGGTATACCTTGAACTTTCTTTTTGCAGCTGCTTTACCACGGGCACAGAGTTTAGCCATTACTTCTTCTTGCCTCCATGTTTACAGCCACACTTAGATCCTTTCTTGTGTGCCATTAGCATTTCCATCTACGTAGTGCCAACGCTTTACGGGTTGGCTTTCCGTTGGGCTTTTTCATTGGCCCTTTAACTCCCTTCATGCGAGCACAAAAGGAACGCTTACGAGCCCCACCTTGAGGCTGAGGAGCCTTGAGGTTGGAGCCAGTAGCTCTATTATATTTTGCTCTGCCCTTAGCTGTAAGCCCACCCTTGCGGGATTTCTCACCTCGACCTAAAGACAGACTTACACCTTTTTTGCGAGCCATTACTTCTTCTTCTTACCTAAGATTTTGTTTCTTACTCCAGCTGGTAGTTTAGATAAACCTTTGTTCATCTTCTTACCGTTCTTTGCAGGTGGTCTACCTTTCTTACTTCCGTAAGTACCTTTTCCCATTGGCATAATAAAGCTCCTATACTTTTAAATTTGATGCGGATAGTTTTCTTAGAACATCATCTCTGTACGCTTCGTCACTCTGATATTCTGGTTTGTTCATGTCTCTGACAACCTCAGCCATGCTTCTGTATGTTTCAACAGCTGACTGTTTGCCAGTAATTATTTTAGAATCACGTCCCTGCGAATCTTCGTATTTTCCCATAAGTGCCGTCACTGCAAATTTGATTGCTGATTTGTTAGCTGTTTTGAGTACAGCATCGTACTCTTCTTGTGCTGTTTTATCTAGGTTTTGACCAGCCCACTCCATAAGAGCTTTGTAGCCTTCTTCACCGTTAGCTATATTTTTGATTTCATTAACCTCTGCATCACTTAGCACAGGCTCTGCATCTTGGTATCCTAGTTGACCACGTAGTCCTGACAAGTATGAATCAACCAACTCTTTGTTTAGGCCAGCCTTACCAAGTTTGCCATACATCTCCTCAGATAAAGTACCGTTGTTCTTCTCAAAGTATTCATTCATTTCAAATGGGTCTATACCATTTTCTTTAAATGTGTTACCGAGTTGCTCTCCATATACTTGGTTGGCTGTTTCGTAATTAACAGAGCCATCATCAGTGTAAAACTGATAGTCTGACTCAGGTTCAGCTGCTTCTTCTGTTGTTGATTCTGACTGTCCTAGTTTCTTTTGTAACTCAAGGTATGCAGCTTCTAAATCTTCAGCTGACTTATATTTACCAGCAAGCATTTTTTCTTGCTTGGCCATAAGTTCTTCACCGATCTTTAAAGACTCGGCTTCTTTCTCTGCTATTGCTTGTGCTGCTACAGGATCATCTGAGGTGTCGTAGCGGATTGTTTCTGCCATAATTACTGTGGTGGTTGTGGTGTAGCTCCAGTTACCATTGAGTTCATTGCCTCAATAAGTTCTGGATTTTTCTGTGGATCCATCAGAGGAGTACTTGCTAACTGACCTACTTGACCAGTTATAGACTGCATCTGTTGTGCTTGCATTGCTTGTTGTTGCTCTGCATTACGCTCTTCCATGCTCTTGACAAGGTTTAGTATGTCTATACCCTGTGCAGCTGCAAGACGTTTGATAGCTTCGTCAGGGTTCATGTACTGAGCTAAAGCCTCTGGCCCCATTGTTTGGGCTATTGTAGTTATAAATTGTACAAGTGCATCTCTGTCTTGACCTCTACCTAAAGCATTGATACCTGCTACGATAGTTGGTTTGACTAGACCAGCTGGTACACTAGGTATCTGTTTTGATCTAGTAAGAGTGTGCATCTTACGCTTAAGATATGGTATTAGAAACTCTGCTGTAAGTAAACTAAACAGTCCACCCAACTGTCTTTCTAACTCCATCTGTGTCATTCTTACTTCTTCTGCTGTAGTGCGTTCTGACTGACGTACTGTTAAGACTAGAAAAGCCTCAGCTAATCTTTTCTCTAGCATGTTTATCATTTGATACGCTGTGTTAAAGTCAGCAGTTTTACCTACCTGTACAACACCTACATCATCAGGTCTACCTTGTATGATAGCACCGTTAGCTGCGTTAGCTAATGAAGCTGGTTTGGTTGTAGACGAGGGTGACACAGTGAACACAACTTTAGCTGCAGCTGCACTACCTTCAACGATAGCTTGCATCAATGCCTCTAAAGATTTTAAGTCACCGAGAAACTCCTCTACCCTAGAACGTCCGTAGTCCTCTCCGTCTACCGTCACAAAACGTAGTGGTAGCCAGGGGGTCTTGTCCTTGGGAGCTTTACCTACACTATCAGGTAGAATGGTATCGTTAGCTTCTTGATGCCAACGCCACCCGTTGCCAGATAGCTTTACACATGTATATACATCTACATCCTTTGTACCTTTATAGTCACCTTTAGAGTCATCATTAGGACTGTTCTCTTCCTCTATCTCAGGTAGACCTAATAATTTTTTACTGACTCTTTCTTTTGTTACTATCTCAATTACTTCTCCATTACCATCTCTTTCAACTACGTAACGATTTAATGGGTATACTTTCATACCTTCCTTGTGCATAAACAACAAGGCATTACCTGTAACTACAAGATGTTTTAGTGCTGCAAATATTTGAACCCTATCTGTGGAGGCAGCTATGCTCTCCATTATCATGCGTTCTATCTTTGCAAAACTAAGATCCAACTCACTCTTTGCTTCGGGTGGTATTTCTACACCTAACTTTGAATCGTCTAATTGTAATTTAAAGAAACTTGTAGACGGAGGGAGTAATCCTAGCATGAGCTTTGAACTCAGTGTGGTTACTCCTTTAGCTCCGACTGATTGCCAAGGGGTTACGAAGTCATTATATAATGTATCTCCTTCGTTTCTCATTAGCAGTGTTGGTATGGTCAGCTCTGCACATTGGTAAGCAACATTTAAGAATTGTTCACGGTGACTCGATAACTCGTTGTATCGTTGCCGTGCGTTTTTCATTATCCTCCGTATGAACCGCCACCGCCACCGCCACCAGTACCAGTGTTAGTACCTTGAGGTGTATTGATTCCCTGTAGTCCACCTGACTCAGGTTTCTGTGTAGCTAGTGATTGGGTTCCTGTTTGTCCTTGACCTCTCTTAGCTCTCTTCTTAGCTTTTACTTTTGCCTTTTTCTTAGTCTCATCTTCCTGCACAGGAGTAGGAGTAGGAGCTGCTGGCATTTCTGTAGGAGCTTGTTGTATTGGTAGTGGGGGTGGTGGGGTAGTTGGTGGAGCTGGTATAGGTGGGGGTGGTGGAGTTGATTGTCTACCTCCCCCGAATATACTTGAGATTAGGCTTCCGCACATAATTATTCTCCTTTGAGTTTTTCTTTTAGTATACGTATTATTGATAATTGACCAGCTCTATAAGATATTTCTTTCTCCGATAGGGTGTGGTCTGGAAACTTGTCTGGGAACTGTTCATCTAGTTCATCAACGATGAGTTGGATGCGTCCCCAATCAAGCGTACTTGGGTAAATTGGTGTTTGCATGTTCAAAAAATGCGGGCATGCGGGCTCGCTTTGTATCGGCAAGCTGTGGAGCTTTACCTTCGTACATTAGACGGTCACTTGAATCCGTCCAAAATTTTCTGCTTAGATATTTGTTAGGTGCTATGTCAGCCAATGGTTCAAAGATCCAATTAATTGTAGCTTTCCTAAGTTTGTCCAAAGAAGAGCTAGGGCGTAGACCCATATCAGCACAAACCAAACTGTTGCAAGCGACATGAATTTGCTCATCTCTGGAAATATCAGCCGATACTGTCCTAAGAGCAGCATCGCCACAAAAGCGATTGAAAGGTAAAATAACAAAGAATACAGCACGTTCTGCTACCAAGGCTTTTAGTATAGTGTGGTCAGGGTGAGCTATCCACGCATCACGTAGTAGCTTTGCCTCTTTCTCAGCTTTGGCATCTAGTCCGTGGACATCAGCAACGTAGCCAAGAGCTAGGTCATGTCTCTCCTCGTCCTTTACGTTTGATTCGAGCAGTACTCTAGCAGTATCGGGAACCTCTTTGCTAAGGGTTTCCGTAATAAAGGAACCAACAGGAAGCTCCATATGCCGTACTGCAAGAGCACGGTAGATGGCTTCTTCACTTCCTTCCATGAGTTTTCCTTTCGTGGGCTTAACGGGAGTCCACTTTCTTTTCCTGTGTAATAACTTATCATAAGGGTTCATTCTTCACAACCTATGCACTTAATGGGTTCGAGTATTCCGCTCAAGTAATCGTCAACCTCAGTCTCATCTAATGCAGCAAAGGCACTAGACTTATCCTGTGTATCTCCCATAACTTGAAGCGAGTAGTATAAAGATGTTTGAGGACTATCTAACCACTCTTGGATAAACTGTTCATCATAGGTCAC